AAGAGTTCTTCAACGCTCAAAGAAGACAATGAAGAGGTAGCCATTATTTACCTCCCCTGAACAATGGTTCGTCGGAACTGATCGAGACTAGGTGTGTTGGAGAAGTATCCAATAGTCCCATCAGGCCGCACCATCGGGGTAGACATGACCGGCATAGCCGGCTGAGTAAAGAGAGGGGCAGCTATGCTCAAAGAGCCGCGATCGGCAGGGATATTTCCAGCAGCAGTTCCATACGTGCTGTAGGCAAGGCGATCTTTCATACTACTAACCGAAAGACCGGTCTTTGGATCCTTTGGAGTGAACCAAGTACCGCCGCTTGCTTTGTTCTCGGCGGCTTTTGCAATGGCCGCTCCCGCTACTTGGCCAGCGGCTGACTGCTTAGCAAGAGCTACCTGCTGATTAGCGCGAGCCTTCTCAAGCGCACTAGACGTCGCGAGCCGACTGGCCTGCGCCATACCGGTCTGCGCATCAGCCGCTTGCCCACGAGCAGTCCCTAAGACGCCTGACTGCATGGTGTTTTGAACCTGCTTTGCAGCAACGTTCGCTTCCCCAAGCTGACCTGTAAGCGCCTGAGTCATGTCGCCAGCCGAATCTGCAGCAGCCGCTCGTTCGTAACTGGGGGTAGATAGCGATTGCATGACGTCAGCGTTTGCACGCCCGCGCAGTGTGGACTGCACGTCTTCAGTCATCGACTTATCGCGCATCTGTTGGAGCAGCGGATCATACTTCTGCTTGAAGTATTCGTACTCAGCCATAGCTACCGAAGCGGATGCTTTCTCCGCCTCACTTGGCTTGTAGTCAGCAGCTTTCGGTTTGCTAGCCACTATAGTTCCCTCGTATACACAACAGTGTCGACCACCCAACCATTAGATTCTAAATGATGCATCAGCCCAAGAAATGGAGACCTAGTCTCTAAGTAACTATACCCCGCTTCACGAGCTACACGCTCAAAAAACGACTGGTACTTAGCCACTAGACTATTACCTTTCTCCTTAGCCCAAGCCAACCATAGAAACATGGTCTTCTTGTCAGTAAACGGGTCTACCTCAGTAGTCGAAACAACAAAACCTTCATTCGTAACCCACAACACAGCAGACCTTTGTATACACAGCGCGTATACATCTTCAGGCCTATAGGTAAGTGTCCTAGCGTTGCGTAGGATCTCTTCGACCCCGCCTCTAACCCAATCCCACTCTTTACGTATATCAGCAACTACTGGTTCAGCCGCCGTTACCGTACCGGTTTCTTCGGCGCGAGTAGGGTGAATGGATTCCGCCATAAGACACCTTCCTAGCAATACCAACATCAGCCTGCCTGGCCCGCTTATCCGCAGCAATGATACCCTCATTGAAGAGGGCACCATACACCTGTGCCCCTGCAAAATCGGTCCATTCCTTACTAGGAAGGCGAAGCAGGCGGTACAGTGCTCCGTTAACAATCGTGTCTCGATAGTCCGACATCAACTCATCGTCAGCGGAAAGCGATGCCTGCGTCGGCTTTAACTGCGCGCGCAGGATCACCCCGCCGACCTTCGTAACATTCGGTACGGGTACGATCCAGAACAACGACTGGCTTACCTTGATGTAGTACTCAGGCGTTCCACGGTTAGCCGCATCCCGCCAGCTCGGCTTACGCTGTTCGAGCAAAGCCGTACTAATCGGGTCGAGGTCCTTACCGTCGTAGATCGCCCACATAATTCTGTGGACAACGGTGTCCGTAGGCGGCTCTAGATCGTACTCAAAGGTTCCAACCCGGGTCGTAACAGCATCGAGCTCAGCTTGAAGGACTGCTGCCTTCTCACAGAGCTCGATGGTAGCCGCCCGGATGTTGTTTTCAATCAACGTGTCCGGGCACCCCGGTACCATCGGGATTATTTCCGACAACAACGACTCGTAGAGCGTTGCCATGGTCTATTAGCCTACGGGCGGCGCAGAAATCTGCGGGACTCGCGGAACGCTGTTGCTACTGTAGTTAGGCGAAGTAAGAGCATCAACCTGGCCCTTGCCAGTGATTGACGACATAAACAGCTGGAAGTGCGAAGCCGCACGCTGGTTGTTACCCGCATACTCCGCGTCCTTCATGTACGCCATGTACAGAACGTAGTTCATGACAGCGTTAGCAAAAATATCCGGGATATCCAGGTTCCCGTTCTGCGCCACTGTCGACGGATTCGCCGAGTAGATGATCTCTACAAAGGCAGACCCACCAGACGAGGCAACCCCGGGGTAAACGTAGAAGTTACGGGGGTTCTGCTCGTCATAGACGTAGTGCTTAACGGTCAGCACATGTGCTGCGTCCCCAGAAACAGTGGGGTCGTGCCAATCGGGGGTCTGGGCGTCAAGCACTTCTCGCGACACAATACGTACCGCACGCTTGCCGAGTCCGTTAGTGGCGGCCGACATATTGCGCACCACGCGCAAAAGCCGATTACCGTCGTTCGGGATCTCCTGCTTGGTGCCCGGTGCCAGGGTCACCGTCGTATTTTTTGCCGAAGAGTCAGGCTTAAGGAGCGCAATCTCACGCTGCGCATCGTTAACCCAAAGGACCAATTCATCGACAACCGGCCAGCGAACACCAGTGGTGTCCTGAAGGGTCTTCTGAACGCGGTCGACTACGCTTTGTACGGTAACGGCCATGGCCTACCTCACGATTTGATAAACAAACCCCAAGCAGCCTCTCGGTCCTCGGTGCTGACATTCCGGCCAGCAACCCGATTTACGGCAGCCGCCTTGGGTGTCCCGTCTGCCTTAAAGTCTTCTGGGTCCGCCTGTTCGACCAGCTTTTCGATTGCGGTAACGACGTCGTCAAGAACTTTGACTACTTCGACCTGATCGATCAGCGGGTCTTCTTTCGCAGGGGCCGGCGCAGGAGCCGGTGATGCTTTCCCAGTGCCTACTTGCTTAGCTCCAAGCTGAAGCAATTGAAGTCCGATTTCATCGGACAGTTCCCGTTCTTCACCGGGAGACAACAGTACGACTGCACCGCTAAGGGTGGCTACTCGAATCTCGTGATCAGAGAATACCTTCACGAGTACTCCTCGTTAAAAACGAGGGCCCCCTCGTGTTGAGGGGGCCCCCTAGGCGGCTTACTGAGCCGTATCGAGAGCGATCACGCCAAAGTCCTGGACGTTGGCAGTGACATCGCTGTTGTACTTCGGCTTACGGAGACCGAAGATCTTGCCGATCGAGATACCAGACTGGTTCTGGTAGTCGAAGGTGTCTTCGACGATATCCGGCAGACCGATGTCCGCCATGGCAAGAGCCTGGGCGCCGCAGAACAGAGCACGCGCACCAACGATGTTGGCGTTCGCACCCCACTTGTAGCCAGCCGCACCGGCGTTAGCCGAGGTACCAGTCGTCGCACCAGAGGTGTTAAACACATGGCGGAACTCGTGGACCATCACGCCGTCAACCATCAGCGAGCTCGAACCCGCGAACAGCTGGTTGCTCGGACCGCGGATGCCAGCGTTACGCACGTTGGCAAGGAAGTCCGAATCAAGCTTGAGCG